TTTTTCTAGTAAGTGGAGCTTCCGCATCGGGTATACCATCTCCATCAGTATCTACTGTAAGTTCTCCAAAATTATAGGGATCTCTAGTAACAGTAGAATACCGCCCACCCGTCATTTTATTTTTTTGGTCAGGGTCAACAAAATCTTCCCAATAAAACCCTCTTCTTTGTGATCTTTCATAACTGACTTCTTCTTCATACACTATAAGGTCGTCTACTACCCCTTCCATAATGTCGTAATTAATATCTCGTAAAAGTTTAGCTGTTTCTGAAGGAGTTAATACTGGCCCCCCTCGTGCTTCCTCTTCCGCTGCAAGAAGTGCTGACCGTGTTTGCTCTTCTGGTATGTTATTAAAAGTTTCATATATTTTTTCAAATTTAGCGAAAGGTAGTTCTGTAGCATCTCCAAAAAGGCTATCGAGCATAGCAGACGTAACGGGAAAAGCACTTCTTGCAGCGTTTTGTCGGTCGGCAAGAGTAATAGGACGTACAGTACCATCAGAATCTGTAACTGAACTCGCTATAGTGTTACCTAATGGATTTATTACTATTGGTGTACCTTTCGCATAGTCGTTTGATAGCTGTTTTATATACCTATTGTATAGCCCTACATCTTGGTCACGTAAGGTCTGCTCAAATTGTTCTGTAGTTTCTCGATACCGTTGCCTAGCTAACTCTTCCCCTTTAGCAATGACGTTATCGTGAAAAGCTCTGTCAAATTGGTCAGTGTCAGCAACAGAGCCTCCTAAATATACAGTACCACCCGCTTCGGGTAACGGATCTCCAACATACTGCAAACGGTCACCACTCGAAAAGGATTCAAGGGGGGTACTAGAAATTGAATTTAAATAGTTTCTTGGAGGAGCACCCATACTGTTGATGAAAGGCGCAGGTGACCCCTCATTGTTCCCCAAAGCTGCGGCTACTTCTTGAATCCTCTTTGCATACTCATCTTCAAACCCCGGAGTCGCTCCCTTACTAAGCATCCAATCAGACCACTCTTGTTCGGTTATAACTCCATCGTTATCAGGGTCTCCTCCTCCCCCACTAATTATTCTGTAATCCCCTTCCGTAAAAGGTTTGCCATCGTAACGCCTACCGAACTCACTCATTACGTAATCTCCAGTATGCTTGCTACGACATGGAGACGGTTGGCAGTTGCTGCGGTTACTTTCAAGATTTCTCCGGTCTGTACTACTAAAGGCTCAGTTAGTAGTTCTACGGTTGCGTTAGCCCCTACACTTTTAGTCTTAAACAAACTAAATACAGCACTTGCGGCCGTAGTAAGTGTCACGGTTATAGTATCTGCGTTACCAGAATCTTCGGAGACAAGTATCGACTTTACTATACCCGTAGTTAACGCCGCGCAGGTGTATAGTGTAGTAACACCCGTACTTGTTAGATCTACCTTTGCATTGACGTAAGTATTAGCCATTAGTCCATGAACCAGCTTGTTGTTTCGGCTTGATTAATTATTTTATTATTACGGAACGCTTGGTCTACTTGGTTAAAATACAGCCTAAGTACATTATTCATACTATTAAAGTATGCTTGGTTATATTCTGTAGGGGGGAGCGGTAGAGCGGGTGCTCTAAAGGTTACATTATAATTCGTATTATCTGTTGTCATTACCGCCTCCCATCCGCACGGATGTCAATTCTAGGAGAACCTAACTGCCAAATAACCCCTGCACCTGAAGACTCTATCTTCAAAGACATTTGCCTAGCTCTTATTCTTATATCTAAACGATCTGTGTACTTTTCTACAGGAGCTACCGCTGATCGGGTAATCCCTCCACTGTTACTACCACCTTGAGACGTAGGGTCACTAATACCCGACCCCGAACTATTAAAAGGTATTAGACTTAAAGTAGCCGCAGGGTTATCTGCCGTAGACCCGTCAAAAGTAATATCTGGTACAACACGGTTTACAAAACTAAACTTATCACCATCGTCTATGTCAAATTGAGCAGAAGATATGTTAGCGGATATAGCAGTAGGAGTAGTCGTTTCGTTATCATCTATTCCATTTTCATGCTCTACTACATTGTTATTATAAGTAGCAGCTAAAGGAAAGTCTTGTAGTCCCGAATCTAGCCATGCTGTTCTAGTCAAGGTGCCGTAGTACCATATATCTTGTTCGTAGTTATAGACTATGTACTTATCAATAGTAGTGCTATCTTTAGAGCAATAGAACCACCATACTTCATGAAAAGCCTCTACTGTACCTGCGAACACTTGATCCATTTGCCTAGTGTTTATGTCATTAAATACATGTCTTCTAAGGTCGCAGCGAAGTTGACGAATACTACCGTCATAGCTGTAAAACTTATCCATACCCATCCAGTAAGAAACACCATTCGCATAACCTACCGCGTTTTGAGAAGCTATAGAGGTGTGCTGCCCAACAAGCTGAGAACTCCAAACAATAGGAGCACCTACATATTGAAGGGCATATAAAGAAGAGTCTGTCCAAACCAATATTTCTTGTCGAGACTGTCTAGCTGTTATAATAGAACTACCCTGCGAAAGTCTTAAACTACCCGCTTGATTAGTTGCTGCGGGAGTCCAATTAACCACACTTTCTTGGTCTGACCATCGAATAAGTAAAGGGTCTTGAATAGCAGTACTTATAGTGTTTGCTCCTAAACAAAACACAAACCGACTAACATCTGAGACAAGCACGGTATTTATTACTGTAGGTACATCGGACGCATTAGCTAAACTAGATACCGCAACGGCTCTATTACCTGTACCGTTTGACGAATCCCAGTAATATATGCTCCCTCCACGAGGTACAATTACAAGGTCTTCTCCGAAACTAGCTTGAGTCCATAACCGTAAAGAAGACTCAGATGTACTACCTGTGCCCCAAGTACCGCCTCCCCAAGTACCACCACTCCACCCTGAAATAGGTACTGCTATGTCGTACCCAACGCTAATTTGATACTTACCTACAACAGAGCTACCTCCATTCCCACTATCACTAGCATTTGCGGTAACAGTGTTTCCATCCACATCTTTTGCAGTAAGCGTGTAACTATTAGCATCAACAACACTAGCTATTTGGTATTCTTGGTTAAGAACTGTAGCGGTAACTAAACCACCTAAAGTAGCTGCTCCAGAAAAAGTAACAAAATCATTTACTAAAGCACCATGAGCGGTATCCGTTACGGTAAGCGTAGATGATCCATTAGTAGCTGCAAAAGTTACATCCCCCGCAGCGGTAGTAGCTCTAAGAGGAGTTACATCATAGTAGGCTCCACCTTGACTTACGTAAAACTTTAGGTGTGTACCTACTCCTAAAAAGTTTGCTCCTGTAAGAGTTACCCAGTTAAATAGCGACCTACACAGTCCTAAGAACGTGTTGTTTGATATACGTGTCCAGCCACCAATACGTTCCGCAAAACCTTGTCTAAACCGCACTTTGTCGCATTCAAACCAAGAGTCCTCGTTACTATAACTAGTTTTTTCTCTATTAACTCCGGGTCGTAAATTTAATTTTTTCAGGGTCATGTTATGTACCTGTTAGACAGCATCAGGCCAATTCTGTGCTTGCATTACTGCTTGCAGAGCATCTACGTTTGCTGCACCAGCTATCGCAGTTTCTAATCTTGCACATTCTGTTATTACTGCCGCTCTATAAGTAACAGTTGCATCAGGTATCGCTACATCTCGTTCTGCCTTTCTGATAACCATCCAATCAGTACTAGCTAGTGCGCTGTTGGCTTGAGACTTGACTTGAGCGTTCATAGTGTACTTGAGTCCACGATTAATACGCTTCTCGCTAGTGTTAACCATCCCGCCTTCGCCACCATTCGCGCTTGCATCAAAAACTTGCACATACAACTGGTTACCATCAGCGTCTTTAGCATCTTCATCTTCAAGCCGCATTGCAGTGTTAGTAAACTGTTGAGTCGCTACGCCGTCTACAAGAGCTATGTCGCCTTGTGTGACGTAATAATACTTACGGTCTTTTTGTTCTGCGTTAACGATATCTTGTAGGCCATTCTCAGTCTTAAAATCGTTATCAGCTACTCCCGCTGGAAAT